GAAGAATCTTAAAGACAAAAAAGGCAAGAAGAAAAGTGAAGAGCCAATTGTAAAAGTTCTTAACTTAAATGTTAATCCTGAGAATCCAAGGAATGGTTTTTTTGAACTGGATTGGAACGATGAGTTCGTGAACATGTTAAAACAATCTGGTTACGAAGGTGCAAGTGAGGAAGAGATCGTTGACAGATGGTTCCAAACACTTTGTAGGACTATTGGCAATGAACAAGGCATAGACGTTACTGGATCTGGATATGTACAGATCAACAGAAGAGATGACGGCAAAACAGAGGTGTCGTAATGGCACACATCATAGTAGACACAGCAAACACTTTTTTTAGGGCAAGACATGTGATCAGAGGTGATACTTCTGAGAAGGTGGGAATGGCCATACACATCATGATGAATTCAATTAAGAAAGCCTGGCAGGACTTTGGCGGAACCCATGTTGTGTTCTGTTTAGAGGGTAGATCATTCAGGAAAGACATGTATGCACCCTACAAACGTAATCGTAAGGAAATGGCAGACGCCATGACTGAAAAGGAAAAAGAAGAGAATGAAGTGTTCTGGGAGGTGTACGATGACTTCGTTGACTTCGTAAAGACCAAGACAAACGCAACTGTGCTGAGGAACGGCAGGACAGAAGCAGATGATCTCATCGCAAGATGGATAGACAAACATCCTGACCAGGAACATGTTATCATAAGCACTGACAAAGATCTAAATCAGTTGATCACACCACGTGTGAAACAGTACAACGGTGTCAACGAGACCACACTCACACACGAAGGATGGTTTGACGCCAAGACAGGCAAGCCTGTGATAGACAAGAAATTGAAAGCACCCAAACCTGCACCGGACACAGAGTGGTTGATATTCGAGAAAGCCATGAGGGGTGATCCCAGTGACAACATCTTCTCAGCATACCCAGGTGTGCGTACCAAGGGCACAAAGAACAAGATAGGCCTGCAGGAAGCATACGCGGATCGTAAGGAAAAAGGCTACACTTGGAACAATCTCATGTTGAGCAAGTGGGTCGATCACGACGGCAACGAGCACAGGGTATTAGAAGACTACGAAAGGAACAGGGCATTGGTTGACCTACACGCACAACCAGAAGACATCATAGAAGAACTGGATCAAACGATTGCACAGGCCAAGGCAGAGAACAAGAGCATAGACCAAGTTGGAATCAGATTCATGAGGTTCTGTGGCAAGTATGATTTAAATAGGATTAGTGAGCAGGCGCAACTGTACGTTGAGCCCTTTAATGCGAGATTAAATGACATATAATGCCAAATTCAACGACATAATATGTAAAAGTTTCAAAAATTCTCTACAATCATACACGTATGATTTGATATTTGAGTTAGATTTTGAAAACTTTGTAGAGGATGATTTAAAAACAATCAAAACACAATCAAACGATCGCAAGAAGTGTTTCATCATAAATGGAGCAGTTGAACCACACTGGTACGATCATGGTGCCATGGTGAGTAGGCAGTTCCGAGAATTTTTAACTTTACTCAAAAAACACCAAATTTTTAATGCTGATTTTTTTATCCCATCTTTTGGAGACATGTACCAACATGATTTTGAAATAATGAACAATAATCATGACGAGTGGAATTTCATTAGGTTTGATATGGATATACCATATTGTCCAAATAATGTTTTTGATATTGGACACGAGGAAGAGGACGATCTACATGTAGAACGGATATGTTTTAATTTCCATCACATGAACTTCACCCACAGGATGCATAGACAACTATTCAGTAAATTTATTCTAAACAAGGAACTGCATAAAAAAAACTGTGTGGCTATTAACATAGGATCATATGGGGATTTTTTGACCTCCCAGTCATCAGATGATAGGAAGGAAAACACTTACACTGGATGTATCGGTGTGGGTGCAAATGACGATTGGGCGTTGAATTACAATCTAAAGAAATTGTGGAGAGATGTTGAGTTCCACAAAGTAATTCATCCAGATATTGACCAGACACCATCTATAAAAAATGACTTTGTGAAAAAATCAGCAGTGACAATAGTTTCGGAATCGGTATTCAATCATCCGTATCCTTACTTTACAGAAAAGACGGTAAGTGCTCTCATGACTCAAAGGCCTTTTGTGATAATTGGACCACAGGGCAGTTTGAACACACTACGGCAAAAAGGTTTCAAGACCTTTGATGATATTTTTGATGAATCATACGATAAAATAAAGGATCCTAGTGCTAGATTAGAGGCAGTATTTGAATTGGTTGAACAAATCCACAGAAGACCACTAGACCAAATTAAGGAAAATGTGTTACAATGCAGAGATAAGTTAAACCATAATAGGAAATTAATAATCAAAAGGATTAAAGCACACGCATGACAATTAGAGCAAAGACCCTAGTCAAGGACAAGTTCTGGATAGTGGAGCAAAACGGTCAGAAGTTGGGCACCCTACAGAAGCAGGAACACAACGGATGGATATTCCTCAGCAAACAGAAAAATAGAGAAGTGTTCCACACACAGGATAGCCTGTTCACAAAGTTCGGTTTTGGTATGTTTGATGAATCAAACACAAAGAAGCCGGAAGAAGAAGTACAGACGGATAACTTTGATGTACATGGGTATCCTTGTAGCCAACACCCATACAATCCCATGTTTGATGTACAGAAACAGTTACCAGTTTACACGAAGACACCAAAGTCAAAAAGCCAATTCTGTGCTGGTTACTACATAATCTGCTTTGAAAAAGGATGGAGGAAGGCCTACTGTCCAAAGATGATAACCCTTTCAAGATACGAGTACAAAGGTCCAATCAAGACCAAATTAGAAATGCAACAGGTATTAAATGACGCAGTCAAACAGTTCCAAGATTCAGACTAGGCCCATTGAGGACCTCATAGGTAGGATAAGGACATTACGCCAGAAGGGCGAGAGGCAAATCGTGATTCCAGCCAAAGAGGCAGACCAACTGGCTGACAGCCTCACACAAGTGATGACACGTATGGTAACAATCCAAGAAGAAATTATAGAAGCATTAAAGACCTCTCGAGAGGCACAGACTGTGTCCATAGAAATGGACGGCGGCGACTTCAGTGAAAAAAAATAAAAAGTTCACCATTACTTTCAAAGACAACGATGTTTATTTTGATGTCGACTACATTCTGCATGATAGCCTTCTAGCAGAAAAATGGTTTAAGAAAATCAAGCATCTAAATAATATCCCCATAAATGAAGTTGAGTCTGGGATTGCTGATGTGTCTGACCTGAACGGTATCTACTTAGAATTTTGCAAGTTTGCAAAAATACCTAGTGAAGAGATATACACAGTTGATCAAGCGTTGTGCAACCATTTACATCAAATTTATGAAAATCACCATGAGAGACTGTCAAAAATTCCTGACAATAGTATACTGTATCGTTTCCATCATGCAATTCACTTCCAGGAGAAAGACCCATCCGTACAAAAGATGATCAAAGTTGGATGGGGTACAAAGGAAGGACCATTGACCCACCAATTCAAATGTGGCGACTACTACGAATACAGCATCAGGAAAAACAACCTTTACCTGCCCTGGTCAGAACTTGGAAAAACACCATTGACCTACTGGCGAGACAAAGAACCTAACGATCAGTCCCGTTTTAACGAATTAGCCAAGCCACACACAACCTTCCGAGCAAAATTTGCCATCGCACTACAGGACAGCCGGCCAAGTAAGTTAGATCCGGCATTTGTTAAATGGTTTGACCAGTATAAACAAAACTGGTTAGAACATCATGGTGTACAAAAATGGGATGAAATAGACGAATATTGCTCACCTCTTCTAGCATCAACAGACAACAAAATAGACCTTATATCCGCACGTTTCCATAGCATAGCATTAGCAGATTAATTTTTTGGTAAATACAGTTAGTAAAGAGTGAATCTATGAGCAGACCAAAACCCACAGTGCTGTTGCAACACAGCGACAAAGCCACCTTCAAAATGGACGAGGTCCTAGCCGCGGAAGGAATTTGGGCGGTGTTCTACGATGGTAAACCAATCAACCTGAAAAGCTCAAGTCTGGTTGCCAACTACCCGGGACCAAAGTACAAGAAGGTTTCATTCTCGAACCCAGGACACGCGGAGAATCTGGCCAAGAAATTGAACACACAGCACAACACAGACAAATTTGGTGTGTACCTTTTAAAATCCGGCGACAAATTCACTAGATAATTAACTACACAATGGATCGCAAGACAGCCTATACCCGGACCTTCCTCGAACTGCTTGAACAACCCACCCACGATGAAAGCATAAAGACCAACTACTACACTTGGTGGCAGAACGTGAGGGAAAGTTACCAGGCCAGATCACTGAGATTGACCAAACCCGGTCTGGAAATGTTGGAGAAACTGGATCTCAAGACCTATGACATTAAGTTTCCAGCAAAAGTGATATTCACACCACAGACATACCTGTGGTTGGACGAGTTCGTTGACTGTCCCTACTACGTGGACAAGAAGAAGATCATCGTGACCATGGAGAAAATGGCCCTACAACTGATGCTTTTCGCTGGAGATATCACAAAATACGGACTTGCCCGTGCAATGAGCAAGATGGACGAACAAAAAGATCAATAAAACCGCGACTTTCTAGCCACATTTACCAGGTTGACGCATTACACATTCCTGCTATAATCGTAATATAAACATTTTAAACAGGAGTGTACAAAATGGCAAGAGCTAACAAAAACAAAGAGGCGGCAGTAGGCAGTCAAAACAGAACAGTTTCACCCAACGAGGCGAAATCTGCATTAACACATTGTATCAAATTACAGAGACCCATAATGATGTGGGGTGCACCAGGTATTGGTAAGTCAGACATCGTTAAACAGATCGCGGATGCAGAAGGCAGAGAAGTGATCGACATCAGACTTCCACTATGGGAGCCAACAGACATTAAGGGTATTCCTTATTACAATTCAAAAGAGAACAACATGGTATGGGCGAGCCCGGCAGAACTGCCAACTGATCCCAAGTCTAAGGCAATAGTTTTCTTAGACGAGTTGAACTCGGCGGCACCGGCTGTACAGGCGGCGGCGTATCAATTAATTTTAAACAGAAGAGTAGGACAGTATCACCTACCAGAAGGCGTTTCGATCGTGGCGGCAGGTAACAGAGACAGTGACAAAGGTGTCACTTACAGAATGCCGGCTCCATTGGCAAACAGATTCGTCCACGTAGAGTTAAGAGTGGACTTCGAAGACTGGATGGAATGGGCGACCAACCAACACGTACACGCAGACGTGGTGGGTTACTGCACGTTCGCCAAACAAGATTTATACGATTTTGATCCTAGAGGCAGTTCTAGATCATTCGCAACTCCGAGATCATGGAGTTTCGTATCCCAACTTCTATCAGATGACCTGCCAGAAAGTACGCTCACTGACCTCGTAGCAGGTTGCGTAGGAGAAGGACTGGCCGTTAAGTTTATGAATCATCGTAAGATTAGCGGTCAGTTACCTAACCCATCTGATATATTGAGCGGTAAGGTCCGAGACCTTAAGACAAAGGAGATATCAGCGATGTACTCCCTAACAGTTTCTTTGTGTTATGAATTACAACAGGCACACGAGAAGAAAGACAAAACTTGGAATGAACAAGCGGACAGGTTCTTCAATTACATGATGGACAACTTTGAGACAGAGTTGGTTGTTATGGGTGCGAAGATTGCCTTAACAAACTACAAACTTCCGTTCGATCCTAGCAAGTTGAAATCATTTGATAGGTTCCATAAGAAGTTTGGCAAGTACGTCATAACTGCTATGGAGTCTAAATAATGGTT